AGCTTAGCTAGGTCAAGGTCGTTCCAGGAAGACCCCTTAACGTTATCCTTGCCTTCGGCAGCATCCTCTAGCCGCTTGGCATCCTCGTTTGGATCAGCGCTGACTCCTCCAGCAATATTTAAGATCTTGTATATGCTTGGTAGGTTTATTCGATCCTCCAAGTCGTCCATTGTCTTTATTTCTGGGCAGTATTGCTGCATAGCTATGAGTGCACATTCTGCTAAAGCTGACAGGACATCTATTTCAGTTGTAGCAAGGGCAACATCTTCATATGCCGTCATGAATTGCCTTAGATATTTAATTTTTAGCGGAGTAAGGTAAAGCCTCTCCCCATCGAGAGTCATTATAGTTCCACTATTGTATATCTGAGTAGCCATCACTCTATTGTACAGTAAAACAAAACCGCCCACCTAGAAAAACTAGGTGAGCGGCTTCTATTCAGTTATTATTTAGTTATTAGCTAACTAGTGAGACTGTACGGTCTACAATCTTACCGTATGAAGCGTTACCGTTTGGAAGCAAACGGAATGAAACTTCAAACTCGGTTGCTGCGTCACGCTTAGCTGATACGTTTACGCTCTCGATTGAGAGTGCACGGTATGCAACGTAGATACGCTCAATTGAGCTACCTGCTGCACAGTCACCTGTACCAGGACCAACTGCAACTAGACCACGCTCAACTGGACATTCTCCAATGTCACCAGCTGATAGATTTAGAACGTCCTGACCTGCGTACTTTCCAGTTCCTGGAGTGTCTAGGTCTGCGCCCTTGCCAGCTAGTGAGAACAATAGGTTCTCTAGAGTTGCCTCTGCGAAGGTTGTCTTTAGGTTAACCTTCATGCCCTGCTTGTAAAGCTTAGCTACGTCAAGCAACTGGTCAACCTTAACTTCACCGAAGTCAGGCTGGAACTGAATCTCAAGACCATTTGATGTGTAACCAACGTTACGGAAGTCAGCGTCTGACGATAGAGTCTCCTTGATAGATACGTCTTCGACTAGATCTGGTAGATCTGCGTCAGTCAAGAAGCTGTCTCCAGTTGCTGGCTCATATGTGAATAGTGCTGCTGCACCAACGATAATCTGCTTATCATTACCACGTGTATATGCCATATTTTTTTCACCTCTTTCTTAGGATAAATAAAAAATGGGGGTGTTTCCTCAGTATAAGTATAGCAGGCTTTTTAATATTATGATTTGTGCCAGTCGTAATCTATAATCAGCTTATTCCCTGCATACGTTCTGGCTGTAGCAAAGTCGATAATGTCCCTGGTCTCTTGTAGCTGATAAACCTTTATGTCGTGGAAGTACGGTAGCAAAAAGTCTTCTCCACGTATGGTTACCTTCTTGTGCTCCTTGGCTACACCCGTAACCACGTCTATAACGTTCACCTTCTTAGACCCCTGAGAAATATATAGTTGCTGAATCCAAGCATTTAAATCTTTTGCAGAGTCATCTCCACGATCAAGCAGATCCTGGATGCTTTGAGTTGCCTCTATAAGGGTTGATACTGCAGTCTCATTGATTGAGTATAGATAGTACAGAACCTGCTCACACTTGATGTATGGGAATGCAGCTCTGCGCATTTTAAACATTCTGTCATATATTGCAGCGGCACCATTAAAGTAATACTTCTGCCCCTGGTCTGTCCCCATAAGCTTTTCATAGCTAAATCCATCTGTAGCTGCCTGTAGGTCTGTAGGCATTGTAGGAAAGAACGGCATAGCAAAGCCATGGAAGTATGCGA